AAAGAACATGAATTATATACATCTTGAATAGCATTGGAAGTGGCTTTAACAGAATCAAGAAAACGTTGTTTAAATACATTATAAGCACTATCGGGAACAGGTTTCAACTTAGGAAAATCGGGCATACATACAGTTTGTTCATATCTTTGTGCAACTTCAACTAGGGTATCATAAATAGGATCTGAACCACTTTTAATATCAACAATAAAGTCATCAAATCTATCTTGATCAATAATTTTAATTTTAAAATTTAATTTCTTAACTTCATCTAGGAAATGAATTAGAGCAGTGATTTCACAGGTCACACTTTCTTCAAGATATTTATTACGTAGAACATCAACTTTATCACTAATCATACCATCAAATTCAAAAATACTATTTTGCAAGCCATTGTAAAGCAAAGAACAAATCCAATATTCATAAAATAACATATCACGAGGAATGACTGTACGAGGAGAGAAACCATAATTATTTAAACGTTCATTAAAGGCAAGAAGATTTGGAGTTTGTAACAAGAAGCGGGCAAAATCATCCATTGAAGCATCTTTAAATTGTCTCGAAAAAGCAGTACGAGCATGAGCTAAAGTTTTATACATATTATAGTCAAAATCATTATTAAGATCAATTACATCATTTACAAAATTTTCAGTTTGAAGAGGATCAAAAGCATCTTCAAAATCAGCACTTTCAAACATGAGAGGATTATCAGCAAGTTCATCAAGAAATTCTAATTTACTTTTCTCACGACGACCATTTTTCTTGTCATAGGTGAGAACATCATTAATCATTTCAGCATAAGTCATAGGAGTTCCAATAGAAATGTCAGTTAAGATATCATATTTTACAAATTTATAATGGTGCACACAGAATGGAGATTCAGGACGATTAGTGTCTTCACAAAATTTCTTACATTTTTCACAGAAATGAGGGATAGCATTAGCGTCATTCATTAGACGTTGTTGATAATCGAGTTCTTGTGCGGGAGAATATCCAAGAAGACGAGTATCAAGAGCACCACATGTTTTCTGATAGGCGGGTTGAGTTTCTACACGGAAAGCATTAGTATTTAAACGATTGACAGATGCTTCAGGACAGTTGAGAGAATTAATTTTACCTTTAAAGTCAGCATTAATATTAGTAGTATACAACAGAATTTCAGAGGAAAAGAAAGTCCCTTTGTCAGCAAGATCAGCACAATGCACTTGACAAGGAGCGGTGTTAACTAGACGAATACTCTCCATGAATTCAACTGAAGGTTTACCAAGAGTATCACGCACTTGGAAGGCATCATCAACAATACAGATGAGTTGACCACAATATTCATCCCAATATTCTAATTCACTGTTACGGAAATAAACATTATTTTTAAAAACTTCTTTCTTATTTACACCTTTATTAGTATACCCACGAGAAGCAAGCAATCTATAAGCTACAGGGAAAACAAGTTCAGACTTTCCACGTCCGGAAGTACCGGAAAACATTACACATAATGGAGACAGACGAGGACCGCCTTCAAGAACAGTACTACGACAAACCAGTTTATAAATATCAGACATGCGAGTTTGCAAAGATAGAATAATAGTAAGAATATCAGCAGGAAGAGATTTACGAATGGCACGGACATGGAGCCAACGGTTCATTTGTTGCATCAATTGTTGGACTTCAGATACAGCAAAACTATCACGAGAAATTGATTTACGGTTCATAGCATCATAATAAAAATCTACACGGTCACACCATTGTTGGAATTGAACTTGAATTTCACTTTCTACAAGAAGGTCTTCACGTTTACATCCTAAAAAGAAAACTTTAAATTCTGCTTCAGCAGCAGCATAAATGTCGCCTGCACGATTCCAGATTTGTACAGCACCATTAACAGACTTAGGGATTAAATCTAAACGACGAAGCATTGAGTCGTACCAACGATCAGTTGGAATACAACCAATACCACAAAATGAAAGAATAGTGAAAATAACTTGTCCCACCATATTAAATGGAACTTCAGCAGCTTGAAATTGAAATCCACAGAGTTGTCTAATTTTACGGATCAAAGTAATATCTAATTCAAACAAATGCATAATCAAAAAGAGCAAAGGGACACCAGTCCAAAGGGAAGGATAAGAAAATGTTACAAAAGTCATAATAATTAAAATTAAAAAATGTACAGGATTATGAAACATGGAGTCAAGACCAAACATTCGAGATAAGCTCTCTTGTTTGTCTTTTACAGAAACAATAATATCATTAAGATTATCAATAGCCATTTGAGCAGTGGCAATAACACTTTCAGAAGAATTTAATAAATGAGGAAATTGTCTAACAGTCTGATCAACACAATTACTAAATTTAGTAGAGGAGGTATGTAGTGAATCAAGAACAGCAGTGGCTTTAGAACCTTCAATAACAGTGGCAAGACTTGTGCCAGTTCCAGGGAAAACATAATTAGAAGCAGCATATGCAAGATTTTTTGACACTTCCTTAACAAAATTTCCAACTTGAAAATCGAATTGAACATCTAATTTTTTATCTAAAGATTGTTTACGCAATTTTTGCCAGGCTTTTTTGTTTTGCTTAACTTGAAATTTTTCAGTTTTAGTTCTAATAAGTAATTTACTTTGACGTTTGTCAACTTTCTTTGAACGGTTAGTAATAGGGGGGTAAACAACAGGTCCAGGGTTGGATTCAATTCCGAATTGGGTTAAATCAGGAATCCAGCCTTCATAAGGAGGGATCATATTATTTACAAGATCTTGATATTTTACATATTTCTGGCAGATGACATGTGCCAAATTAGCGCTAGCAATGAGCTTAGCATCTTTTTTGTTGGGAGCAGTAGCGGAAATAGAATATCCAAGAAGAGAGATTTGCACAGTAAATTGTGGTGAATGTGCAGAGCCAGTATTGGTCCATGTGTAAGAAGGGGCTTTTGCTTCTTTGACAACAATTTCATTAACAACCATCATAGAATTTTGGCGAATAGAAGTGCGATCCTTTGCAGGGGCAATGTCATTCGTCAAAACTCCAATAAGATTTCGTTTTTGAAGTGAAGTCAACAAGGGAATAAGGCTTTTGATTTGGTCGAAGACTTTTTCTGTGTCTTCATCACTTAAAAGTGATACGTCAGTTAATGACGAGTTTAAAGAATCAATAGGATCCATTATAATAACCTGTACCGATGATAACGGTTAGAATAATAGAG